AAACTTGGTTCTAGTAGTAGAGTGGATGTAAGGGTTACTTGAAGCTTGGGCCTATGCGCCTGTCGCCTGCTTCTGCGACAACCGTGTATTCTTCTTTAACTTTCAACAACCTTTTAACTTCCTAACTAACTACTCTTATGGCTAACCAAACTGGACAATTCCAATCCTCTTATACCGCGACTACCGCAATTGATACTATCCTCACCCAAGAGGCTAACCGTATCGGTCAAGACATCTATCGTCGTACCCTCCACACCTCTCCGTGGATGGACCTTATCAAGCAAACCGCATTTCCAGATGGCATGGGCTACACCCTCGGCACTCTGATCTACGACCGCACGCTCCCTACGTCCGACCTTGCTGGCAATACTCTTGCTGGTAGTTCGATTTGGTCGGAAGTTGGTGTCAATCCTACTGTGGTTACAGACAATACTCCGAACACAGCACAAGTTAATACTGTTTCTAGCGTGGACCAGCTTATTGTTGGTGCCCGTGACACCAACATTGGTGCTGGAACAGGCAAAAGCTTTGTTGCATTTGGTCGCCAACTCAAGCAGTACTCGCTGAAGCGTGCCACTGTTGAGTCGCCTAAGATCAACGTCGAAGACCTCCGCTTTGCCGCTTATCGTACGGAACAACTTCGCGCCATCATGGACTCCATGACCGACTCGACGAAGTACTCGTGGGAAGAGCGTTATCGTGACGAGTATGATCGCGTCTGCGCTAACTTTGTTTCCTGTCTTACTACAGGTACCACTCCTCGGACCACCGATGCTATTGGTACGGTCGTTGAGGGAGTGAATACCGCTACCCTTGACCTTATTGATGCGGACAACGATCCATCCATCGTCCCTAACGCAAATATCTCCAACAAGATCCTTGATGGTATTTACTTCCGTTTGGTCCGTGCTGGCGCAGGAACGAATGCTTATGGTCGTGAGAACGCCCGTCCTGTCTTCGGTCTAATCTGCTCCTCGGAAGCATCCTATGTGTTGCAAACCGAAGCTGGTTTCCGTGACGACGTTCGTTACAACAACGCTAAGGTCAGTGACCTGATCGCGCCGTTGGGCATTGAGAAGTCCTTCCGTGGTTTCTACCACTTGATCGACGACATGGCTCCCCGCTTTACCATCACTACCACATCAGGCACTGGTATTTTAACTCGCCAGCAACCGTACACTGCATCAGGCGGTATCATCACCTTGAACGCTGCATATGAGACTGCTCCTTACGAAGCCGCTTATGTCCTGCACCAAGACGTGATGGAGAGCCAGATCCCTGAGCCTATTACTGGTTCCAATGGTCTGACCTTCGATCCCGTCAACTATCGCGGTAAGTTCAACTGGAAGAACATTCCTTCCGTTGACCTCAATCCAGATGGCACGATTGGATTCTTCCGTGGTATTCTTGCTAGCGCAACGAAGCCGATCAAAACCGAATTCGGTTACGTGATCCTCTTCAAGCGCGATAGCACCACTCCTGCTGCCTAAACCCTAAACGCTAAGGGGTATCCCTAAACAGGATACCCCTTAGCTTCATCCTTTAACTTACTAAAACGATGCCTACTCTCGACGATCTTCCAACACTCGCTACCGTTTCCGTTACTGGTGACGATCTCATTCCAGTTTATGACCTCACAGCCGAGGGATCTTCTAAGGTCCGTAAGCTATCGCTGAACGCTATTTTAGGTCTTGCCCCTACTGGTGAAGTAGTTACTACCTCTTCAGCCACTAACGTAACGATTGCAAATCGCCTTACTTATATTACTGGTACAACGGCTACCCTGCTTGCGTTTCCAGCAGCTTCTGGTGTATTGCGTGATTTGACTATTGTTAATTTAAGTACAGCAGTCCTTACGGTACCAACACTTGCCGCTGGATCGACTACCAACTGGACCAACGGTGCTGGTGCTCGCTTCTTGAGTAACGGAACTGGCTGGTATCGTGTATCCTAAACCCTAAACCCTGCATCCTGTTTCAAGACTCTTGCCTCATGTATCTTTACAGCAGGCATCTTGAAACAGGATGTGGGGTAACCCTTTCCTAAAACTATGGGAGCATCACAAGAAGAACTAATGGCACGCTTTATGCGTCGATCTGATTTCAATCCAGAAACAGGTAGGCTAGAAGCACCTGCTGCGCCTGCTGCTTCACCAATGAAATTGGTTGGTGGTAGTTTTGGCGGTGGGTTTGGTGGTATCAATACTCCTACGTCCATCCCTACTACGGATACCGTAACAACAGGAAGCTCTAAAGCACCCGCTGCGGATGGTCGCGCTGCTGCACAGTTCGGTGCAGGTAAAATCCCACGAACGGCCCCTGATCTCTCTTTTGTAGATGCTGTCGATGCTAGTATTACTGGTGCTAACTTCAGCAAAGGTCTTACTCCAACAGGTAATGCTTTAAGTGTTAAGCCTGTAACCGATACCCAAACGGCTTCAAAGCTTATGGGCAACATTACGGGGGTGGATAAGTCTGTTTCCCCTAATCCTTATCGTATTAGTGCTGATAATGAAGCAGATGTAGTTGGTGCTGATTTTAGTAAGGGCGTTTACCCAACAGGTAACGCTCTAAACTTTACTCCTGTAACAGATAACCCTACGGCTTCAAAGCCTATGGGCAATATGTCAACTGCTATTCAGTCAAGTCCTGTTGATGAAAAGAAAGCACTCGATCTTTTTACTAAGCTACATGGAAGTGGGGGATTTAACGCTAAGTCCTCAAAAGATCTCGCTAAAATGGATGCGATTAAAGCCCTTATGAAGCAAGAAGGATCTGATAAACTGTCAGATAAACAGTTTGCTATGAGGATTTATAGCACTCAAGGGATTAAAACAAAGCCAACTCGTAAATAATCATGCCTGCCTACCTACCTATTCCTGAAGGTCTTGAGATTCCAGAAGGTGAGACGTTCGATCTTGTCACAACTTATACGATTGACGATGGTCAACTCTACCCCCTTGCCGTTGGCGGTATTGCTTTCCCGAATATGGAAGCACCTGAAGGCGAAGAGGAAATGACCGAAGAAGAGATGCCTGAAGGACCAAACTCTTTTGCATCCGCCGTCGAGATGGCAATGAAAAAACCTAAGATGTAAGATGTTCGAGCGTTGCTTTAACTGGTTTACTGGTAGTACGGCCCCCGCCTTGGGTGTAGTGGTTTCATTTCAAGAGCAGCTCGACGCTAACCTTAGGACAGCCTCTATGGTGGTAGGTCTTGTTATAGGCTTACTCTCGTTGTATAACGTGATCCGCAAGCTGTAGATTTTTGCTTGACTAGCTGTCCGATAAACAATACCTTTTTTCTGACATGAAGACTACTATCATCGGAATCCTCACTATCGTATCGAGCGTCTGTTTCACCGCCATCTCGTTCCTGAAGACAGGTTCGTTTGACGTGGGACAACTTATCACTACTGTCACCGCAGGCGTTGGCCTTATCAAAGCTGCTGACGCTAAGTAAATGCGATCACAGCAGGTGCTCCTGCGTGCTTTAAGTATGCCAAACGGCTGCTTAGGCAGCGCAAAACAAAGCTGGTTCCGTTCAAAACTGAACGGGATCGGCTATTTTTTATTGGAGATGAGCCTGTCCAACCAACGTAAATGACGAAAAAACTGGTAGCTATTTGCGTCGGCCACAGCCGTGCAGGCGACAAGGGCGCAGTAAACGTGGACAACGTAACAGAGTGGGCGTTTAACCAACCGCTCGCTAAACGTGTTTGCGAACTGATCGAAGCATCAGGTCACGATGCAGTGGTGATAAGTCTGTACAACGGAAGTGGCTACGGCACTGCGATGAACTGGCTGGCACGGCACCTGAAAGAACTCAAAGTTGACGCAGCCGTAGAGCTACACTTTAACAGTTCCGACGACAGCAGAGCCAACGGCTACGAATTCTTGCATTGGTTCAGCAGCCCCAAAGGGCTAAAGCTTGCCGACGAACTGACACGTAGTTTTGCCAAAGCGTTTCCGCAACAGAAGAACAGAGGCTTGAAACAGATCAACGCAGAGGATCGCGGTGGTGTTTTCTTGCGTAAGACGCACTGCCCTGCCGTTATCTGTGAGCCATTCTTCGGCAGCAATGCCAAAGAGAACGCTTTCTTTTTCAGCCGTAGGGAAGAACTTGCTAGGGCGTACGCCGATGGAATCTTAAACTGGTTGACGAGTAACGCGTTAAAAGCTACACAATAGCTTGACATTTCGTTTAGCCTATCGTACTTTATCCGACGTAATGTCCGCTGCCAAATACGATATAACGATACCGAAAGGTGAAGATTACAACTTCACGCTGCGGATTCTGGACTCGTTGGATGAGCCTGTTACCCTTGCTGCGGTTTCGCCTTTTGGCAAAGCAGAGATCCGTGAAGCTGAACGCAAGCCCTTAGCCGTTGCTTTTACCATTACGTCGTTAGGCGATGGCACATTGAAGTTCGTGCTTACCGACACCCAAACCCTTACGCTAGACGTAAATAAGAAGTACAAGTGGGACTTCTTCTGGTTCGATTCTACTGGCCTTCGCTACAAACTCCTCTACGGCGACGTTAATGTAGTGGCGAACATCACGCACTTGACCTAATGGCAGACGTATCCTTATCGCTTAATACTAACGAGTACCCGTTGACAGTTGTTGACGGCACTACTCTTACGCTTTCGTTGAACGGTGCTAGTGGGCCTTCAGGTGGAAACGGAACAAATGGCACTAATGGTACTAATGGTACGAACGGTACGAACGGCGCAGCCGCTACAATTTCAGTTGGCACAGTTACAACAGGTGCGGCTGGCTCTTCAGTTATAGTTACCAATGTTGGCACTAGCTCTGCGGCTCAGTTTAATTTTACAATTCCAAGAGGTGATACAGGAGCAACAGGAGGAGTCTCTTCAGTGGCAGGACGCACTGGAGCAGTTACGCTTGCCAGTGCCGACATTACGGATGCGACATCTGCTGCAACCGCGAATAAGTTAGCTCTACGCGGTGCAAACGGACAAGTAGCATTCTCATCTAACAGTGCAACAATACCTACTTTAACCTTATCGAATGGTGGTGTGAGCGGAGACGGAGGTTGTTTCACTATTAGTTCATCCAGTAACGGAAGTGGGATCTCTTCAACCTGCGGAGAAGATGGGGGTTCTGCTTTTTATGGGTCATCTCCAGCTTTTGATTTTCTAGCCGTACGTTCTGGTTTTCATTTTAGTTCCCCCGCTGCCAACAGTGGGGCAACAGCATTCACTGCTGGTTGGAGTGATCCAACTGGTGTTGCTTATCTTACGATCAAGGATGACGGTCGGGTTTTAGTTGGGGGGCGGACGTTTAATTGGCCGTCCATTGGCGGAACCGTAGCCCTGACTGACGTAGCTCAAAACTGGAACGGCACACAGACGTTCAGCGGCGCGATGGTTTTCACCAACGCTGCCAGACCAACATCAAGCGCAAGCGGTGCAATACCATCGGCAGGAACTAGCTTAATGACAACCGTAGATGTTGACGCAGCAGCGTTTGATAATTTCGGCAGAACTTTCCAAGTTATCGGCGCAAGTTATGGCAATACTGGAACAAACTCATCCGCAGGAACCAACTACCCATCTTACATCGCAGACATAAGAACTGGAGCGACTGCAAATGCTTACGCAAGAGCGACAATTAACCGATCTCTTAGTCAAGCGGTAGAGATTACTGGCGGAGGAATAAACTTCTCACTGCCTTCTGCAATCGCGGTTAGGCTAATGCTCAATTTGAGTGATACCATTCACAAACTCAGACTTGTAGTGGGAGGTAACGGCGGAGTTCCAGCAACAGCAGACAACAATGCTCTTGCTGTTGTAGGATACGGTTTTGAAGTTGCCTTGAATGGTTCGAATTTTGTTACCGTTGCGTCTTTTAGACACAATGGGACTTCTTATGTTAAGGCTACCCCAACCGTAACCACTTTCACAAACTCTACAGTAAGTAGTCAGTTCCTTACATTTGTACTAACCAACAATGGATCTGGAACTATTACCACTGAAATGAAGAGTGGTAGGACAGTTTTATTCACCTCCACTCAAACAGGTGGACCGACAACTTCTGGCGTTATTGAAAACTCATACGTTGATCTTGTGGCCGTTAATGGTGCTTCAAGTGCGGCACAGTTAAGATGCTCTCTTCAAAATGCAATGATTCGACCTTTCTAAAACCATGTACACATCAATTACTCCCGCCTTCCGCGCTGCCGCTGAGATCGAGCAGATCACTGCCGACACGATCTCGTTCGTGGAAGCTCGCCTCAAGCAATTGCACTCACTCGCTGCTGATCCCGCAGTGCTGGACGTTTTCGGCAAGAACGCTACCACTGCGCTGACCGCTTACTCTGCGTTCCTGCAAGCTCTGACTGTGGTAAAGCCTAACCACAACGCGCCGTCCTTTGACTTAACCGTTTTCCAACCGCAGCCTGATGGCAGCGTACTATTCGTCGCACCTGAACCAGAACTTGCTTCCGAACCAATTACCCTGTAAACTACCCCTATGACAAACAACATCGACAAACAAAGCTTCGGCGAAGGAGGATGCATTATTTCGACTAATGCAGTACCAACGGCTAGTCCTCAGTACGAATTTTGTGCTATGCAGTGCGTTACTGACGTTACTGTAAGTGTAGCACTAAGCACTCCTCTAATGACTGGTACGCAGACAGTAACGTATCCTGCTGGCTTTATCCTATATACACAAATCAATGGTGGTACTGGAACTATTTCTGGAACTGCAATCTTCTACAAAGCACTCTAAAGCTAGATGAAATTAGGCTTAGGCAATAGTTTTGTTAAAGACAACGGTAGGGGCAAGAAGCTTATTGCTCCTACTGCGCCTTCGCTTGATTTACAGTTTGCGGCTACTAAGAGCTTAACAGCAATTAAAGGTCCAACGCCAGTTCTTACGCGAGCGTCCACAGCAACGTATCGTGATTCAAGCAACGTGCTTCAGACAGCAGAAATCGACGCTCCACGATTCCATCACGATGAGTCATACGCTGGAGCGACTGCTACTGCAACTTCAGCATCATACGGCGGTATATTCTACTTCGATCAATTCACGGACTTTGCAGAGTCTGGTGTAGTTTTTCCATCTTTCCTAAATAATAATGGAGATAGATTAGAATATCGCAGATCTCAGACAAGTTGGTATATCAATAATGAGCCAGCTTCTAGCTTTGCGCTTACTCTTAGATCATTAGGTCTTTTAGTTGAAGCTCCTGCAACAAATCTTGTTTTAAACTCAAGTACTTTAAGAAGTTCTGGATATACATTTACAATTACCAATACATCTGAAGATACAAAAACGTATATTTTAAGTGCTGATGCAGCTTCTTATAATCCAAATTCTTTATTTGATTCTTACAATGAAGATAATTATGACTTCCAACCAATGCGTAGGTCATTTTATTATTTTCAACTCGATGGTACATTTTCAACGACATTTCAAGTTACTCTTGGCGCAGTAAAAAACATTCAAGTTGAAGAAGTTATTTCAGGTGCTGGAAATTCAACAGGTTCGACTTCGTATATTCCAACTGGAGCGACTCAAGTAACAAGGGCCGCAGACGTATGCACAATTAGTGGTGCAGATTTTTCTGGATTCTACAACGCCTCTGCTGGTACGTTAGTTTCTCAATTTACAAGTTCGGCAAGTAGCAACGCCTCCTACGTAGCTCTATCAAACGGCAACATAGCTGCGAACTCAATTCACTTTGATAACGATCCAGCTACACCATCGTCCAGAGCTGTGTACTATTCTGGATCATCAGTTGTTGCAAATTTAGGATTAGGCGCACAAAGTGCTGTTGGAACGATTGAAAAGTTTGCAACAGCCTATTCAGTTAATGACTTTGCTGCAAGCCGTAATGGGGGAACAGTAGTTACGGATAACACTGGAGCCGTGCCAGTTGGACTTAGCCAAATGAATATTGGATCAGACGAAAGAACTCAAGGCATCAACTACACTAATGGATGTATCGCATCGATTCAGTACTATAAAAGCAGATTGTCAAACTCAATGCTAAAAACTATTTCAAAATGATTGACTATCTTCTAAAGTTCCCCAACAAGCAAACTGCTGAACAATTCGGCGTTTCCAACGGTTTCGCTAAACTCGATCCTGAATCAGGATTGGTATTCTCGTCTCTTGCAAGCCATACCCACGCACTCCATCAAATTGGCGAGCATAACGGCGATGGAAAGTATTGGGTCTTGTTCCGTGATCTTGTCGGAATCCCTGTTCCTGAAGGCGGCGAGCAGTTCATTTTCTGGTCATCCAACATGACGATCACAGACGATGCAGGCAACGACGTTCCAGTCCCACGACCTATTGACGATCCAAACGTGCCTAATATCTTTTGGGCCTAACCCTTTATCCTGATGCTTGCAGCCAACTACGACATTACTCTAGACCGCGCAGCGGATTACAGCTTCGTGCTTACGATCAATAATCAGGCTGGTACTGCTGTTAATTTGGGTTCTCCAGCAGCTACGTTTATTGCTGACGTTCGGGAAGTTGCTTCAAAAAAAGAAGTGCTTGATCTTGAGCCTACTATCTTAGGTGATGGTGCTAATGGACAAGTGACAATTGCAATTACCAAAGCCCAAACTAAAACGCTAAGAGCTGGTAGCGGTATCTATGAGTGGGATCTTTTCATGAATCGTAGTTCGTTACGCACCAGACTCCTTTACGGCTCACTCACCGCTCGCGCACAAACCACTAACGACGCTTAACCATTATGCCTTCTGATACTTATACCCTTGTTATTGCAGATGCTGGCGTTAGCACGCCTGCTGATAGTTCCGTGACCACTGTTAAGATTGCTGACTATAATGTTGCGGTTGCAGGTACTGGCGTTACAACAGCTAAGATTGTAGATAGTGCAGTTACATCAGCAAAGATTTTAAACGGCACGATTACTGGAACTGACATTGCCTCAGGCACAATCACCACATCCAATATCTTAGATGGAACGATTACAGGTACTGATATTGCTTCAGGCACAATCACTTCAGCAAACATCGTAGACGGCACAATCGTTGCTGGCGACATTGCTGCTAATGCTATTACCACAACAAAGATTCTGGACTCTAATGTCACGACGGATAAGATTGCTAACAACAATGTTACTGTTGGTAAGATTCAACAAGTCGGTGCCAATAAGATTTTAGGTAACTCAATTGGTTCTACAGCTAACTTAGCAGAAAAGGACTGTTCTGCTTTAGCATTTACCTTGCTCGCTAATACCACAGATGTAGCCATGAGGTCAACATTGGGTATGGGCGTAGGCGCAATGGCGACTCAATCGTCAAGTGCTGTAGCAATTACAGGCGGTACTATTACCGGCATAACTTTTTCAGGCCCATCTGTAAACGTATCGTCACCTACAGGTACACTGCCTGCGGACAACGGCGGTACAGGTTTAAACAGTTACGAAGCAGGTGATTTGTTATACGCAACAGGTGCTGCATCACTAGCGAGACTTGCTAAAGGTTCTGATGCCACAACCGTACTCCACGCATCGGGCAGCGGTGCATCCCCAACATGGAGCAAGATCAATCTAGCTACTGACGTTACGGGAACTCTGCCAGTTACTAGCGGCGGCACTGGCGTTACTCAATCCGCATATGGTGAGTATTACATTTCGAGCATCGCTGCAACAACAATAGTTACTGCTGGACAGTATGTTAAAGTTGCTGGCACTACTACGGCTAGCACTTTATCTAACTTTACCCATACTTCGGGCAATAGATTAACGTATACAGGAACAGCAACTCGTAAATTTTTTGTAAGCGCATCGGTGAGTTTTCACGGAAATAGCGGGACTGACTTCGCCTTTGCTATTGGAAAAAATAATAATATAATAACGGCGTCCATTGTGGAGCAAACAGGGGAGAGTGCTGCTGATTTATCTAGCGTATCAGTTCAATGTATTGTCGAATTAGCTAACACTGAGTTTATTGAAGTGTTTACTACAAGCATGACTAGTCCTCATAATCCAACTGTTGACCACATGAATGTAGTGGCAATAGCCCTTATCTAAAAATGCCAGTCTCCCAACTACCCCAAGCACCGTATAGGCAGGACCGTGCCGTCTTCCCGACTCCGTTAACTACGGATGTCTTGTTCAGTGAAGTACGGGATTGCACTCGTGCCTCCTTTCCTGCATACGGCACGCCGCACCCTAACGCTGCAAAATGGCCTAACCATAAGCTGATCTTCATCAAGACCGTTGACATTGAGCGCGACGGTATCTTTGAATTCTACTATGCGGCAGACCGTGAAACACAAGACCTGTACAACTTCGCTTCAGGCTACCGCAACGTGATCGGTAACGTCGGTGGTCGTGAGTTCCGTGTCGTGCTACGCGAGTACGTTACTCTTCGGTCAGACTTCGACCCGATGTATCCTGCTTTCGCTACGCCAATGCCCGACGTTCCTTCTGGCACGTTTGAAGGTATTGAGTACGTCTTCTTTGACAAGCAGCAGAAGAAGATGGATCAGGTAGAGCTTGATTCACTTTACGTTGCAGAGGTTCGCACCTATGTCGAGCGAGCATTTCTTGATTACAAGATCTCGTATACCGCTCAAGTACCTGACCTTGTACCTGACAAGTTTAGAGCAGCCCTTACCAGAACTACAATTGAGGGTATCGAAGAAGGTACTGCCGAACTACCGACGCTGTTGGATGGGCAGCTTGTGTCTTCTCAAGACCAGCTTAATCCTGATGTTAAGTTAGTAAAGACTGTAACACAAAACAACCCAAGCTCCAACGTAGTACTTACAGGTACCCGCAGCTACGTTGAGACGACAAAAGCAGATACGGTAGAGACTTTCTCAACATCTCAGTTAGAAGCTGAAACGGGATTACTCATTGCTCAATCTGTGGTAACTCCTCTAGGCAACGGGGACTTTGTTCGTGAGACAGTTAAGGTTGACGCTTGGCCTGCTTTGGTGTCGAGCCAATGGGACCCCACTATCAACGCACAAATTAAGTCTACTGAGCAGTTTATCTCTCCTGATGACGTAGACTTTACCGCGCAGAACACGTCTTATAGGGCGGTCAATAAGGATCGAACATTACGCACCGTAGAGACTACGCCTGCTGACGCTCTCGCAAACTATCTTCTATCCTTTCCTAGTAGGATGGATGTTCAACTCCCTCAAATACTCAAGAGTATCTCAGTAGTTTGGAGTTCAGAATCAGCACAAGGTTCCTCAGACGGAGAATGGAATGGCTTTGCCAGTGGGCAATCTTATTCCCTAGGCGGCTCAGAGGGCGACGACTGCCAAAGCTCTGCTTCAATTAGACCTGAGCTAGTGATTGATATTGAGCAGCCTTGGGGTTCGGACATTCCAGTCACTGTGCACGCTTTTTTCATTGAGACTGCTAACGGTTCTGTAACTGAGGGATCTTTAAAGGCACGCATTGAGCAAGTTATCGGTTCAGCTACACAGAACTGGCCTACCTTCAAGCCTGTATCCCACACGATGATCACCCAAGGCGGCAAGGTAGGCGTGCTTGCTGGGGCTTCAGGAAACGCAGCGGTGACGAAGAGTCAGTCTACAAATTCGGCAGAGAAAGGCACGACAAGGACCACCAAATACGACGTGAGCTTAAACACTAGCTCTACTAATATCGGCCCAACAATCCACAAAGATCTTGTAATTGAAAGTTATACACGATCAATTAGCGCGTCAGCCACCGCAAGAGCTTATTGGGTAGGTACTAATTTCCCTTCGGTGGACGTTAGCTCCACGGCAAGTAAAAGTATAACGGCTGAAGTAAGTCCAAGGTTCTTAGCAGCCACTACCCCTAACGACATACCTAGAAGCGGTAAACACATTATGCGAACAACTGTTGAGCCTTATAAGTGGGGTTGGGCTAAGTGCACTGCCGTAATTCTTGACGCTTCATACTTCCAATAATATGGACGAGCCATCCATTCAAAGAGGTCCTTACGACGGCAACGGTACACCACTAAGGGGTAACAGCGGTTACGGTACGCCGTTAAGAGGTACTGTGACTAAGCGCATGGAAACTCAGATGCAGGCTGCTGCTATGGGTATTGACACTAAGGGTATGTCCACACGGGAGATACGCAAAGCTATTACGGAGAGACAGGAAGTAGAGAGGGATATGGCGGATCTCATTAAGGACACGATCTCAAAGCTACCTGCAAACCAAAGACCTAATGACTCGCAACCAGAAGTAACTACTAGGAAAATAGAAGACCCCCCAAATAACTTTGTAAATGGTGGCGGTGACAAGAAACATGAGCGTTCTTTGGGCACGCCAATTGAGTTTTACTGTTGGAAGGATGGAGTCGTGGGCACAATTACGTTCGACGTGTACAGCCCATTCTCGCCATTAATTCCTCCTACCACATAATGTCCGACCTTGCCTTTAAGACCCTAGACTGATGTCCGACTACTGTTTAATGGCTCCAAAAGACGATGGGTACTCAACTTTCTCGGACGAGGACTTTGCTACATTCTTTGCTGAAGGCTTTATAGCACCGTTTGAAATAACCCCACAGATTGCAGGCCAGTGGTTATTCAATGTTAAATCATTTAGAAAGCATACTGTCTATCATAGACAGTATGGGGACGAAATACAGGATAAAGTGTACACTATAGTTAGTGATCTAAAAAGTGATCCACCCCTTAACTTTGAAAACCTATATGACAAATCACTACTTGTTGTAAAGCACAACAATGATTTTAGATATTTACAGAGTGGTGGCGTCTACCCCACACAAGAGTTAGGTGGCGCGGCTTTTTTTAAACACCGAACAAAGTGGTATTACGGCGTTGGTAACTACGTAACAGAAGAAGGTGCTAAGTGGGAGTTTTCTGTCTCGATGAGCGAGATAAAAACGAAAATTACTCAAACTTTTCCTTATGGTGGGGATGACATTGACTCGACTATCACAATCCTGAGTACCTTTTATTGACTTGACTTTACATTACTAATTCAATAACTTATTCCCGTGCCTGCCTACACCCTTAGTCAACTTGCCCCAATGCTCGGTACTTACATCGAGCCTAATGGCGATTTCAAGTCCAGCCTGAATCAGGTACTGGCACGCATTTACAACATGGGGATCTACCGTGACCTCACCGTGCAGTACAGCCTGCCTGTTGTTGACGGTTGCATCACGTTGCCTGATGATGCCGACTCCGTGTTGCACACAATGGTTGACGGCTTTCCCGTTCCTGTCCGTTCTCTATGGCACGATTTCAAATCAATCGGCATAGGCAACTTGTCTGTCAATCCGACGATCCAATGGGGTCTGATTGATGCTGGCTACGCGCCGACGAAACAACTCTTTGATGCCGCTGTCTCTACTCTCTTCATTGTATCCGCATCTGGATCAAGCGTCGTGCGTACTTTTTCCGACACCGATGGGAGCAACATTACTGTAGTAGGCAGTGACGGAGAACAGTTCTATACTGGCACTCTAGCCACATCCCCATTTCGTATTACCTTCAGCACTCCTGTTACGAGTATCGTCAATATCCAATTTGACGCGCTTAACGGGATGTTTGATTTACGCACGACAGCCAACGACGCAGATACTACAATCGCAACCGTTGGTCCTGACAGCGGAGTAACTCGTTATCGTCGGTTCCGCATTAACGGTTCCGTAGACGGCACTACTGTAGTGCACGTTCTTTGCAAGCGTGCTTTTCAACCGCTATACGACGACAACGATATTGTGTTTGTCGGTAACATCGGCGCAATCAAGCAAGGACTCTTGGGCCGTTTGATGGAAGACAATGCTGACATCGAACGCGCTCAGTACCACTGGAACCAATGTATGCTCCTCATGGAGGAAGAAGTCAATTCCAGTAGAGGTGCGGCAATCCCCCGCCTCAACATCGACCCATACGGAACTGGTATGCAGAGCCGTATGATTCAAATTTACTAATGAAAATCGTTAAGCCTTCAGACGCGCAACGCAAAGTCGCACGCTCTGATTCAAAACAGATGGGTGTTTTGCGTAATTCTTTTACGCGAGGCGGAGGTAACGAGATCGGTATGATGGGCGAGGTACTCGTTCAGGAACTGATTGGGGGTGACCGCGTCGGTGCGACCTGCTTTGCCTACGATCTCATTCTGCCTAATGGTGTTACTGTCGATGTTAAGACCACTAAAGCAGCAGCCGTCCCACAAGCCCATTATGTCGCTCGTGTGTACGGTAGTGAGGATGACAAGGAAAAGCTGTGTAACAAATGTAATGTTTACTATTTCGTTAGGTGCAACCAACAGTTGACCTTAGCAACGATTGTTGGCTGGTTGCCTGCTCGTGAGTTCATTGAGCGTGCCCTCTTCCTACCAAAAGGCAACGTGGACCCGAACGACGGAAAACTTTCCTTTGCCGACGAGTTCACGTTGCCTATCTCAGAACTTCACGCGCCAACGGTTAAGATGACGAAGAAGCGGTTGGGGCTTTAAAAGTCCTCCCCTTTGTCAATATCGAAGTCTTTCGATAGGTCAATCTCCCAAACCTTACCGCCACCATCGCCTCTGCTTCGTACAGGACGGATGGTCTTGTTGTGCTTGCTGACTTCTTCAAGCACGGTCATGCCGCGACGGACGAACTCAAGGTTATTGCTGTTGCCGACACTTCGACCGCCGTTTGCATCATGGAGCACAACGGTAAACTCAGTGAGCGTACCTCTCCACTTCGGCTTGTCGGTATGGTCACGCACCTTCTTCGCAAAGAATTCCACCATTTCAGCAATTGCTGAACGTGAGCTATTATCGTAAGCTGCCGCTTCAATGAACGAGTCGATGTAGGTCTTCACGCCAAACCGACTGGAATCCTTTACCTCTAACGGTGCTTGCCAGTCCAGTAGCCACCTCAAGAAGAAGGGCAACTCAGTGGCGATGGTGTTCTCCACAAACTCGTTGGAGCCGAACTTTACCTTGTGCCCTGCATTGATACGAAGTGCAATGATCTTGTCTCGGTTGCTACTATCCAAAGACGGCAGTGCCGCAAGGGAATTTGCATCGAGGTTCAAGGACATCATCACTCTGCCAGACCACGGAAGCGGGATAGCGTCAGCATACTTTGCATGATACTCAAGCCTCGGATTAGCAACGCAACGCTTCGTGAGTTCGACAAACTTGCGTTGATCGGCATAGGTTGCGGCAGCGGTCTGGTCGTCAATAACCCATGCGGCAGATCCGCAGAGGTCACGGTTGAAGTTCGTCTTACCAGAAAGGTAGTCCGAAGCGTCACTGAATCCGCCGACTGATGCACCAATAATCTTGTTTGTCAGTAGCGTCTTGCCGTGGCCTGTTGGTCCTAAGAGGATGAACAGTTGCCCTTGATCAAGTCGGTGATTCAAGATCGCCGCGTACAAGCGTTGATACCATGCGAGGAAGTACGGCAGTGTCGAGTTGCCCTTATCGTCATCAGCAAAGAACGGGATAACGAACTGGTGAATCCACGGCCAGTTTGCAGGATCGCCGTTGTCAGCAGGCTGGATAGGCGTTGCCCTACAGTTGTTGAGGATCTTGCGACCGTTGAAGCTCACCACTCGATCCTTAGAGAATACGACAGGAGCGACTTCTTCCACACGGCAATCATTTGAGATTGACAAGATTGCCTGCTCAATCTCAGAGATCGGCTGGTTCTTCTTAGGTCTAGGGCTGAAGCCAACCTTGCGGAGTTCCAGAATAAGCTGGTCCTTCGGGATTGCTACAGGCCCACCACCTAAGATCTTGTAGTAGCTCTTGCCGTTGAACCAATACTGGTCAATGAGATTGGACAACTTCTTCTCCTCAAACTTATCAAGGAACTGCTTGCCTAAGATCTCACGCCATGATGCAAACCCTTTGCCTGCACGATCCGAGTAGCAGATCATGCCGTCCTCTCGTACCTGACAACCGTCACGATCAATGCCGTCGTCGATCCAGAACAGCGGACCCCTTGCACCGATTACGAACTCGCCCTTCCAGCGATTAGGGAAACGGCTGAGTACTTCGGCGGCGATCTCGTCGAGCGGCACGTTGGTGTCCGAAGTCTTAATCGGCGTATCGTTTGCCGACTTGAGTAGGATGGTACGAGCGAAGCTAATCGGGATGGTATCGCCGATCTTAGTCCAGTTCGTGCCTATCTCAAAGTACTGAGAAGGCTTGAGACTGGTCTTGTCGAATCCCCCTAAGAGCATTGACGCTTTGAGTGCATCACACAACCGCTTTAGGAAAGCAGGTGCAAGATCAGCGGCGATAGGCAAAGGCGAGTCGAACTCCCACACCAATCGGATGAAGCCAGAATAAGTCTTGGATCTCCATGTTGGCATTGGGGTGCCGTCACAGCGAGTCTTCAGGATCTGATCTACGTTGTCCCAATCTACAGGGACGTCGTCGAAGTCTGCAACAAAGCCGTGTAGCTTATTAACAGGATTGTCAGTGCTAACGCGAGCGGAAGGCGCATCGCCCTCCGACATCGAATAGAAGCAATGGTCAGTAGTATCTTTCGCACACCACTCCCGATACTCCGCTTTGTTAGCGAAGGTCGGGCACTTGTAATTGAGTACGGATAAATCGTCGGTTGATGACGTGGCGACAGCACGGTTGTTTTTGAGGTAGCGGTATTTCATTTGGAATAGAGATCTAAAATTTGCCCTTCAGCGGCAACTGGAATGTCAGGAATCCATGACGGTGCTGTGTGCATGATTCCGAGAATGTCAGCGAGTGCTTGCTCTGCGTGTTCTTCTGGCACTTCGCAGACCATTTCATCGTGTACGTGGAGGATTACAGGATAACCAGCGGCGTCAACCCGTAACATCATGTCGGAGAAAATGTCTCGTGCTAATGCTTGAGACATATTTTCAGTAAGCACGCCACCCCAGATGGCAAAGTCTCGCATCTGTCCGTTACGGACTAGCTTGCCGATATAGCGGAAGCGGTTGGTTTGCCCCAACTCTTTCATCCGCTTTAACGTGCCGTAACGCATTGACCTGCCAGAAGGAAGCTCCAACTCAAACGGCTCACCTAAGGTATAAGCCATTGCCATATCCTGATCGAGACTACGCCAGTACTTGACGACAGACGACATCCTTTCACGATAGGTTTTTACGGATACTTCGGCTTCTGCCATAGGCATATTGGCGAATCCAGAGAACTTGTTCGGTCCCATCCCGTATCCGCAGCCCAACCC